CTTGGATGTAATAACCGTATCAAAATACCGAAGTCTTACTGATTCGACAAATGATGGGTCAACAACTCGAATACTGACCAACAATGTTAAAGTGACTAGTGATAACCATGGGCTTAATAAAATTTTACTTATTAATTTTTTCATGTTGGTCCTCATTTTGATTGTTTAATAAAAATTACATTTGATGTTTCATCTTGATTTTGCAAATCTACCCTAACGCCATCTTGAATGATTGTCATATTATAACCTCTGTCTTTGTTAATCAATATTGTGATATCCTGTGTGGTTGTTCTTACAATTTGCCAATATGTGTTTTTATCAAAAACATACACTTTATTTGAAGAATTATAACCGGCAGCAAATGCTGTAAGTAAAAATTCATCAAGAGCATTAGTTAGTAAATCTTCATTTAATTTATTAATATCTAGTTCATCAAAACTAGCATATGGATCCACCCACACTCTGACATCTAAAGCATTCTTATCCAATTCGGAATAAGATAAAGCATCCTTAGTTCTAGTTTCTTCTATTAATTGTTTTAATACTTCTTTCGGTGGTTTGACGATTAACATATTGTCAATCATTGATTCGCTTAAATTTAATATTGCGGGTTTGGATGGTTTAGTTTCTGAATTGGTAGTGAACGTCGCTTGGAATGGTTTATTTAGTGTGACAATACCCGCTGAAGTTAAAACTTCAATTTCTCCAACAGAGCCATCAAAATTTGGCAATAAGATAATCAGTGATTGGCCTATTTCATCCACAGTCATAGTAAATGCAGTGCCTCGTACGGCAACGGTGGCCGTTGGAGTATTGATAGCTACATTCTTATTATTTTCGTGTGCAATATTACCTGAGGCATAACGTACCGTACCTAACGCAACCTTTAGTGCTAATTTGCCAACACCTTTAGATTTGGGGTCATATACGAAATCGTCTATGGTAAGTTTTGAATGTTCAGTAACACGGACTTTTGTGTCATCTTGAAATGTGATTCCGACAACGCCGTTGCCAGTTGAAATATTATCCATAGATTCGATGCCGACATTTAAGCCGGCATCTATCTTGGACTTTTTACGTTGAATCTCACCTAATCCTTTTTCTTCGGTAATTTTACCGATTGCAGCGAAAGAATTAGTGCTGAGTAATAGAAGTAGTAGTACCAGAACCCGTAACATTAACAGTCACACTATTTGGATTGGTTACACCATTTTGAAGAACAGTCAATGTATTGCTATCACCTATTACACTAGATGTGATATTATGACCACCAGTTAATGCTGTTCCATTAGCACCAATTTGAGTTGTTGTATATGTATTTGTGTCACCTGTTATTACAATTGTATTATTTGTGTTTTTACTATTGATATTGTTTGTCAATGAATTTGAACCACCTGTAAGTGTGGTTGACAAATTGTAATTACCTGAATCATTTGTAACACCAATATTCAATGTAGTTGAGTTGTTATCACCTGTAATTGATTGTAACAATGTACCAGAACTGGTACCCATATTGCCCATATTCAACACAGAGGTGTTTGTATTACCATCTTGTGTGATATTTGCGGTTGAATTGCCGCCAATAAAATTACCAGTAATTGAGTTGTTCATACCATTTTGGTCAATGGTTAAACTCATGCTATTACCATCAATAGCAAAAGAAGTACCAGTGGTCATGTTGGTATCGCCAACGTTATTATTGGAACCTGTTTGGGTTATACTTACTGAAGATTGGTCGGCATTTGTTTGGTCTATATAAACCGAATTGCCACCCGTATCCGCCATTACACTGCTTGCTAATAATAAGGCCATCACAAAGGTGATTAGCTTACTTTTCATTGCTTATTACTCCTTATTGTTTAAATTGCCAGATGCCTTTTTTCTCACCTTGTATAATCATTTCTTCAACGGCTGATTGAATCGCCGCTTTCAAAGCATATACACCTGGTTCATTTGATGTTACACCAAATTCATTTTCAAAACTTTTAGTACCTGAATCATAAAACTTAAACACTGCTACCGATTCTGCCACACTCAATATCTTTTTTTCAGAATTCACAGTTAATAATACTTCACCAGTACTTACGCTTACTACTCTAATACTTACAGTCACCAAATCTTCTTGGTATTGTGTATTTGGACCTATGCCGAGATATCTAATACCGAAACCACCAGTTTTTACATTGGTATCATACGAAACAATAGCACCTTCTATTAACATGCCAGCATACAATACAGTTCTTAATGGTGTTACATCTTTTACTTCTTCACGAGCAGACCTAATTAATTGTCTTTCTTTTAATAAATTATCTAAATTAACCCGCTCTACAATTCTAAACCATTTGCCATCACCAACATCTTGTAATGACTTAATCAATAAAGTTTCACCACCTTGAGTTACAGCGGATGAAAGTTTAGCTATATTTCCACCGTCTTTTCTTTGGCCGGTTTTATCGGTAAATGAATAAACACCAACTACGATTTTGCCGTTAGCTGGTTCAGATAATTTCATCTTCACCGGTTCGGTAATTGGTTGTGGTTTATCCTGTTGAAATTTTACAGGAACACCAACGCAACTAGTCAAACATAATAATAAAATTGACGCTAGTATTTTCATGTTAAAACTTTAATTGCCCAATAGGAATTTCTACTTGGGTTATATTGCCGTTGGAGTCGGTGACAGTCAATGAAACCATATCTGTCGTTTTTACATATTGAATGGTATTACCCTCAATTTGCACGGTACCACTATTTTGAGGATTTTCACCAAAGAGATTATTAACCAATTGTGTTGATAGTTGAGCATAAACCCTACTTTCAAAATTGTTTAAAAACTTTTGTAGATTAGTATTTTTAACTAGGGCGGCCGCCTCTTTGGCGTCTGCTAGTTTTTTGTCATCAATTGCTTTTTTGCGTGATGTTTCGGTATTTTCCAATGTCTGAACATGAGAAGAATACCCGATGCCACTGAACGAGGGACTTTTAAAAGAAAAATCCAATTCGGCAGCCTGAGCGTTGTTTGCTAGAATTAAAAATAATACCACTTTTTTAAACATTAGTTATTAAACCTTAATTAACATTACAAAACATCATAAATGTTAACTACTCGTTAACTATGTCAAATAAATTCACATTGTTGGAGAATTAACCTTCGCCAGCCGATGCTGTATTATCATCCTCTGTCTTTTTCTTTTGTATCTTATCGTTGATGGCCATTTCCGCCTCAACACGTTCGTGTTCGATAGTCTTACCACGTAGATGTAGAACCGTATTAACTTTTTGATTCAAACGTATCAAATCATTATCTAACATACGAATACGGTCAATAAGAGCAATCAACACCGTATTAGCATCATTGATAACAGGTTTTACTTCTTTAGTGGCCCATTCAAATACATATTTGATAATGAAACCCATTCCAACGGCCATGACAATTGGAAAACCATACTTATTGATTAACTCGACTACATCCATACTAGTATTGCGCCTATAATTAAACCTGCTATAAATGAAAAAACCATATCTCTACTTGTCCATATCATAAGGTCTCGGTCTGCTTGAAAATAAAAATCATATTTTCTGAAAAAGTTTTTCATTAGTCACCTTCCCATATTTGCCGAGGTGGTTGTTTTACGAATGTAATTTTATCATCAACAACAACAGCTTTAAATAAATCCCCGTCTTTTAGATTTATTTTGTCAGCAGTTAATTCTGGATCCATTTGAATAGACCCATCTGCTAATAATAGAAATGTGTAATCTACAAATATCATTAATCTCTCCGTGCATCGTTCTTACCATCAGCTCGAGCAATTCGGTCGACATCAGGTTTTAATCCCAACGCATTAGATACAACAGTATCAATGCGTACAACGTCATGGTTCATTGTTCTAACTCTATTATCCAGTGCAGTAATGATACCTGCCATTCCTTTGATAGCACCCAATACACCACCTAATAATAACTTGATGGTTAAAAATACAAAATAACCACCAGCTAAAGCCATGGCAACTGGGAAACCAAGGTCTCCAATTAATTTGAATATATCATTCATAATAATACCTTAACACTTTATTAAAGTATTTATGCTTGACATGTCTTTAAATATGATATATAATCTATTACTTGTTGATAAAAGGAGATTGTTATGGAAGTTATAGCATTAAAATTAATTAGTGGTGAAGATGTATTAGGTGAAGTGGAATCACAATCTGAGACGGAATATGTGTTTGTTAATCCAGTGGGTATCTCAATTGTTCGAGGTCAAGACGGACAACCAAATGTTGGATTCACTCCGTTCCCAATGCACGCTGAACAGAAAAGTGGTGCAACAGTTACAATTAAGAAGAAACACATCGTTTATGACTATGTTCCCGCAGAAGACTTTATTGCTAATTATAATCAAATATTTGGCACAGGCATCATCACACCTACAAAACAAATCATTACAGGATAATAATGTTTTATACAAGCGTCCAATCAATAGGCAACTATATACTATATCGTGGTGTTAAAAATGGTAAACGATTCAAACAACGAATCGAATATCAACCAACACTTTACGTTCCAGCCAAGAAAGTTACCAATTATACCACTTTGAAAGGTGAATATCTTGAACCTTTCAGAGCTGGTGGTATCCGTGATACCAGAGATTTCGTTAAGAAATATGATGAAGTTGATGGATTCAAAATCTACGGTAATACACGATATGAATATGCTTTTATTGCCGACCATCATCCAGAAATGGTTGATTGGGACCAAGAAAATATATTAGTTGCTGTAGTCGATATTGAAGTTGGTTCTGAGAATGGGTTTCCAGACCCATATAAAGCTAATGAACCAATCACAGCTATTGGTATGAAATATATTGGTGGCGATATGTATGTCTTTGGTTGTGGTGATTATGTGACTAAAGGTGATGAAATTTACATTAAATGTAATGACGAATATTCATTATGTAAGAAGTTCTTAGACCTATGGACTAAAGATTGCCCCGACATCATTACTGGTTGGAATACCAAGTTCTTTGATATTCCATATATCATCAATCGGTTCCGTAAAATTCTAGGTGAAGATGAAACTAAAAAGTTATCACCTTGGAACTATATTTCAGAACGTAAAACAGTTATCAATCAACGTGAACAGATTGCCTACACAATGGAAGGCGTCGCATCACTTGATTATATTGAGTTGTATAGATGGTACGCTCCTGGTGGAAAGTCACAGGAATCTTATAAATTAGACCACATCGCTTCAGTTGAAGTCGGTGAGAATAAAATTTCATATGATGAATTTGATAGTTTACACCAATTATATCGGTTAAATTATCAGAAGTTTATTGAATACAACATTAAAGACGTTGAATTGATTTTGCGTTTGGAAGATAAGTTGAAATTGCTTGAATTGGCAATGACTTTGGCTTATGATACTAAATGTAATTATGAGGATGTGTTTGCACAAACTCGTATGTGGGATGCTCTGACAAATAGTTATCTATTGAATAAGAAAATTATTGTTCCTCCAAAAGAGCGTAAAGAAAAAGATGGAATGTTTGAAGGTGCTTACGTTAAAGATGTTCAAGCCGGTAAACATGATTGGGTAGCTTCATTTGACTTAAACTCATTGTATCCTCATTTGATGATGCAGTATAATATTTCACCTGAAACCTTAATTGAACC